TTTTCTCAAAGAAAGAAACTAAGCCACGTTTCGCGTCAGCCGAAGTAGAAGTTCGCGCTGCCGCTGGTGGCTATTCCATGATTGGCGACTATTACGCCTACACAGTCGGCAGTTTTGAGACGCTCGCGCTCACTCTTCCAACGGTCGCTAGGTCTGTCGACTTGAACGCGTCTCTCATTTCCGAATTGAAACTCAAGCACTTCACGCGCCAGTGGACAGGCGAAGAATACGAAGAGATTTACCTTCCAAACGAACCCTGGATGGACTCATTCGACCCGAAGCTTCCGCAGCAGTTCATGCTTGCGAACCTGTTTCGTGATTTATTCTTCTACGGCCGCGCCTTCCTTTTTGTGTCCAGTCGCCGAGCAGACGACAACCGCCCAGCTTCGTTCCAATGGCTACCCGCGTCAAATATCGCCACGCCCGACCAAAACGGCCCGCAATACTTCGCGCTTCCTGACGAAATTGAATTCAACGGCGTAAGGCTCGACGCAAACAACGTCATCACGATTCTTAGTCCGTCCGTTGGGCTTGTGTGGACAGGTAGTCGAACAGTTTCAATGGCGCTGCACCTAGACCAATTTGCTGACCGTATGGCCACCCAAGAGCAAGTTCCTGGATACCTGCAGCAACGTGGCGGAGAAACCATGAGCGGCGAAGAGCTGACCGAACTAGCCCAAGCCTGGGCGGAGCTTCGCAAAGACGGCTCGACGGTAGGCGCATTGAACGATTACGTCGAATTTCACGAATACAAAAAAGACCCAGGCGAAGTCAACGCAGCTCAACGCCAATACCAGGCACTTGAACTTGCTCGTTTGTGTTCCGTCCCCGCTTACCTAGTGAACGCCCCAACGCCTGGCGCGAGCATGACCTACCAAAACGCTCAGCAAGCCCGACAGGATTTATGGCTGTTTTCTGCGTCAATGTATGCCCGCGCAATCTCTGAGCGCATGAGCATGAACGACATTTTGCCCCGCGGACGGTACGTCGAATTCAACGCCGAAGACGCGCTTGGCTTTATGTCCGAAAAAATTCTTGTCGAATCACCAGTTCCCGATATGGAAGACGAATCACTATGAAACTCACATTTCAGGCCGTACCTGTAACTATTGACGCTGCCGCAGCTGAAGACGCTCCCCGGACGATTACTGGCCTAGCGCTTCCCTGGGAAACTGTCGCAACTGTGATGAGTGGCGAAAAAGTTTTAGTGAAACGCGGCGCTTTTGACTTGGATTCAAAGCCGAAGCTTTTGGAAAGTCACGACATGACTCAGCTTCGTGGCACAGTCCCCGAACTTGTCGACTTAGACGAAGGCCTTGGCTTTACAGCACAGTTCGCAAAAACTCGCGCAGCTGACGACGCTGTAGAACTTGTCAAAGCTGGCGCTTACGATTCCGTTTCCGCAGGCTTCACGCCGACCAAATACCACTACGACAAGAAAGGCGTTCTCGTAGTAGAGGCCGCCGATATCCACGAGATATCGCTTGTCGCAATGCCAGCCTGGAAACAGGCGCAAATAACAGAAATCGCCGCGTCTTCACCCGAAGAAGCAGACGAAGAAACCACAGAAACAACACCCGAGGAAGGTTCAGAAGTGGAAAATACACCAGTAGTCGAGGCACAAACCGAGACAATCCCAACCGTTATCTATGCCGCAGCAAAAAAGGAATTCAAGCTTCCAACCGCTGCCGAATACATCACCAAAATGCTCGCAGGCGGAGCAGAGTTCGCAGAATTCAATTCACGTCTGCGCGCTGGAGCGCCCGACGTGCTTACGACTGACATCGTTGGCCTGCTCCCAGAGCCAATTGTTCAGCCTGTCTATAACTCGCTTATCGGCCGCAGAAATGTGATCGACGCGATCGGCGCTCGCCAGGCACCCCGGGCAGGCAAAGTTTTTATTCGCCCCGAGGTCACGACCCACGCCAGCATTGCCCAGGTCACAGAAAACAACAACAACATTCAGAGCGGAACTTTCGTCGTTACTGACAACCAAGTAACGAAATTGCAGTTCGGCGGTTATGTCGAAGTAAGCCAGTTCTCAATTGACACAAGCTCGCCTGAAGTTCTTGGAATCCTTTTGGACGACATGACGCGCGTGTACGCAAAGCAAACTGAGACATATGTTGAAGCGCAAATCGAAGCTGGCATTTCCGCCACTCAGCCTGCTTTTGACGTGACAAAGCCTGCTGAATGGGCCGACTTCATTTACGACTGCTCTGCAACCATTCTCGCTAACAGCTCACACTTGCCGACTCACTTGTTCATGTCGCCTTCGTACTGGGCAGCACTTGGAAAGCTTGTCGACGATTCAAAGCGTCCACTGTTCCCACAAGTTGGGCCAATGAACGCCTACGGCAACGTCACACCAGGTTCACTCAACGGAAACGCTTTCGGCCTTACCTGCGTAGTCACCCCATACAACAGCGACTTCCTTGCTGTTGGTAACGCTGACGGATTCGAAATCTATGAAGACCTTCGCGGCGCTTTGACCGTTGACGTACCAAATCAGCTGAGCCGTACAGTGGCCTTCTATGGCTACCTGGCAACGCTGATGATTGACTCAGCGAAGTTCGTCAAAATTGCCTAGTTCGTCGCGGGATAGTCGGGGAGAGTGACAATGGCAGCGCCAACATTTCCAATAAATCTCACTAAAGAGGTTTCGAATGTGGTCGCCACGTCAGGGACATGGACACTCACTCTCTCCGACATTGACGGAATTATTTCGGGAATGAAATTCAGTGTTGGTGGTTTCACAACTGCCAGCTGGAACGTCAATAACGAAACCGTCGATTCAGTAAACGCAACGAATAAGACCGTCACCTACAGTCACGGAAATTTCACTGTTGCCACTCAGGCCACTTGGGCGCAGTTCCATTTGGCCTGTACCTGGATAACACTGAACGATCTTGAAGAGGCTTTGGGTTATGACTTTGACGCTGGCGATACAGCTTGGGCTACGGCCCAGGTTGACGCGGCTAACGACTGGGCCTATCGAATGCGGCAATCGTCCGGATATGAAGACCATCCGAATGTTTGCCCTAGTAGCGACACTAAGCAAGGCGTAATTCTTTATGCGGCTCAGCTCATCAAACAGCGCGGAGCGGTAGACGGATACGCCAGTTTCGAAGCTCAAGCTTTTGGAGTTGCCCCAGGTCAGTCTTACGCTCAGATTCTCCAGCTGTTGGGCTGTAAGAAACCCCAGGTTGGCTAATGGCTACAGGCTTTCTCGCTAACGCTATAGCGCTCTGTCAAACCGCTTTGACTACGGCGAACATTGCTTGGGCGCATGATCCAGGCACTATCCGCCCGAAATGCGTCATGATTGAACTGCCCGATTTCAGCACGTTTTCCAAAGCAGTAGCAGACATTCGAATTCGTCTTCGCGTATGTGGAGCGCCCCCAGGCAACAAAGCAAACAACGATTTCATTCTTACAACCGTCGAAGCAATCATGGCTTCACCGATCGTCATAGAAAGCGGTTCCCCAGGAACAGCGGACTATGGGAATCAACAACTTCCGACCTATGACCTAATAGCTCGGATTGGAACAAACAGATAAGGAGCCAAAATGGCCACACAAACTTTCCTTTCAAATGCGACCGTGAACATCACACAGGGAGCCACTACCTGGGACGTATCCGATCAGTGTTCAAATGTGACACTGACAGTCGGCAACGAACCGCTCGAGTCCACTGCTTTCACAAGCTCGGGAAGCCCGACAGGCCGAACCTATGTCGCAGGCCTTCAATCCGTTGAAGTGTCTATGACTATGTACCTGGCATACGGCTCGACAGCAGCACCCGACACAGAAACCGAAGCAGTTTTGGCAGCTTGCGTAGGCAAGTCTTCAACGCTTGTCATTTCGCCCAGCGGAACAACCGAATCGGCAGCTAACCCGGAATACACCATTACAGGCGCATACCTGGAAAGCTTTACGCCAATCAACAGCGCAATCGGTGAACTCGCAACCGTGGAAGTAACTTTCACCGGTGGCACATTCGTTCGCGACATCACCTGATTCACATAACAAAGGGGACAAGATGAAGCTCACACTTCAAGTCACACAAACAGACGGACAACAATTCGAAGTCAAGACAAATCTCTTCGTAATCGTTGCCTGGGAACGAAAGTTCAAACGGAAAAGCTCCGATTTAGGGAACGGTCAGATAGGCCATGAAGACCTGCTTTTTATGGCTTACGAAGCTGCAAAGCTTGCGAATGTTCCTGTGCCAATGAACTTTGACGCTTTCATTCAAAAAGTGGACGAAATCGACGTTATTGGAGAATCCGTGAACCCTACCGAAGCGGCCAATGGGGACGACAACTAGCCGAAGTGCTAATTGAAACGGGCTACTGGCCGCCACAAATACCATTCGACATGGAAGAACTAGCAACAGTTGTTTCAGTCATAAACCAGCAAAGAAAGGAAGAGCGGAACCGTGGCCGTAAGCGCTGACATAAATGTTTTCGGTGTCCGTGACGCTTTGAAAGAGCTGGGAAAGATTGACAAGACGCTTCGCTTCAAAGCAGTTTCAAAAATCAAAGGCGCTAGCGGTGAAATGCTGGCAGTTGCCCGCTCAACATACCCGGACAATTCTCAGCTCGCTGACGTTATGCCTGGGTGGTCGAAAGGTGGCCGTTTGGGCTACGACAAAAAGAAAGTCGACGCTGGCGTTACTGTCCAGGTCGGCGGGCGTTCCGTTGGTGATTCCTACGCCATTGTCACAATCATTCAAAAGAACGCTGGTGGCGCTTTGTTTGATATTGCTGGGCTTCGTAACGGCTCTGAAAGCGTAGGCGGGACAGACCGTTTAGGCCGTAACCGTGAAGATTCCCAAAGTGACGCATTCCTACGCAACCTGAACGCTTTCGGTAAAGCTCAGCGCGGTATGTGGCGCAAGATCACAGTCATTCGAGAAATGGCAAATAAAGAACTAATGAGCGCGCTTGAAGAAGTCGCCGCGCAAGTCAACAGAAAGCTCGTGGCGTAATGGCTATTTATATTCCAATTGTTTCGGAATTCAAGTCGGCTGGAATTGACAAAGCCAAAAAGGAATTCAAGTCTCTTGAGGGATTTTCTGCTAAGGCGGGCTACGCCGTAAAGAAGGCGGCGATTCCTGCGGCGGCAGCTCTTGGAGTGTTAGCGGCGGGCGCGTTTGACGCGGCTAAAGGAGCCATGGAAGACGCAGCAGCTCAAGACCTGCTCGCCAATAACCTGCGGAAAACCACTGGCGCTACTGACGCTCAGATTGCCGCAAATGAAGAATGGATTTCCACTCAGGGCCGTTTGCTTGGAGTGGCAGACGACCAGCTTCGTCCGGTGCTTTCCAGGTTGGCGAAGGCGACTGGTTCGGTCACTAAAGCGCAGAAATTAGCCACCCAGGCTATGGACATAGCCGCAGCCACTGGAAAGCCCTTAGAAACCGTTACAACAGCGCTAGAGAAGGCGTACGGTGGCAACCTGACAGCGCTCACAAAGCTTGCCCCTGAATATCGCGATCTAATCAAAGACGGAGCGAGCTTTGAAGAAGTTATGGCGAAGCTTGCCAAAACGACTGGCGGAGCAGCAACCGAAGCAGCGAACACAGCCCAAGGAAAGTTTGCCAGGCTCAAACTGTCAATGGACGAAACAAAAGAATCCATTGGCGCGGCCTTGTTGCCGATTATCGAAAAGACGATTCCTGTTCTTGAAAAGTTCGCCGCTTGGGCTTCAGAAAATCCGACTGCTTTTATGGCTATAGCGGGCGCTATTGGCGCTATTGCGTTAGCGATTACAGCTGTCAATATTGCTATGGCACTGAACCCGATAGCACTAATCGCAGCAGGCGTAGCGGCGCTCGTTGTCGGCCTTGTTGTGGCTTATAAGAAATTCGAATCGTTTAGAAAAATCGTCGACGCGGTATTTAGCGGAATCAAATTCTGGATTACAAACGTCACGATTCCAGCATTCGAACTAATGCTTTCAATTGTGAAGGGTATTTTCAACGGCATAGCCACACTATGGAATAACACATTTGGAAAAATCTCGTTCAAAGTTCCAGGCTGGGTCCCAGGTATTGGCGGAAAAGGCTTCGACGTACCCGATATTCCACTGCTG